AATAAAAAATTATATATAATAGTAGGCAGAGGAACGAATGCAAACAATCATAGGCTTGGGAAAAGCCGGATGTGAAATCGCAGATCAGTTTAAGCCTTACCCAGAATACAATATATTAAAGATTGATGTGGGGTTATCCAATAGTGAATCGACCTACGGCTTTAAACCTCAAGTTGCGCCCGAGCTTTATGAAACAAACGTCCCGGCGCCTTTAGAGATACTTCAAACGGCGTCGGCCCAGGTTTTGTTTATTACAAGTTGTGGATCGATTTCTGCTTCCTCCCTTCAGCTTTTAAAACAGATTAAAGAAACATCCCAAATCACAGTGATATATGTGATGCCCGATCTTGTAGGGTTGCCTGAGCTTAGCAAGTCTCACAATAAAGTTTTATTTAATGTATTTCAAGAATATGCAAGGTCCGCTGTTTTTAAAAAAATAATTTTAGTCGATAATAAACAAATATCCCATTTAATGGGCAACACGCCCGTCTTGCAATACTGGAATAAAATCAATCAGGCTATTGCCTCGACTTATCATATGATAAATGTTTTTGATCACTCGCGCGCCGTCTTTTCTACTTTTTCCCGGCGACTGGAAGTGGCACGAATCGCTACCATTGGACTTGTTTCGTGGCAAAAAGAAGAAGAAAATTTGTTTTTTAAGCTTGACATTCCACGTGAAAAGAGGTATTATTATGCTATACCTCAAAAAATGCTGGAAGAGGATACAACGTTAATGACAAAAATACAAAATCAAGTTAAAAATGGTGTTGAACATGATAAAATGAAAGTAAGTTATGGAATCTATTCTACGCAATATTCAGAACCATATGTTTATTGTGAAAGTAACAGCTCTATGATACAAAAAATACCAGCATTGTGAGAGAGTTATCACAATGACTATAACCCAAGGAGAAAATATTATTATGGCTATTGATATGGAAAGAATGCGCAATCGTATGACGGCGCTTAAAAACTCAGGTAACGGAGGGGGCAAATTTTGGCGTCCAAACGAAGGAGAACAAACAATTCGTATTGTTCCTCCGGGCGACGGCGACCCATTCCGCGACTATTGGTTTCACTATAATGTAGGAGAAGCATCGGGATTCTTGAGTCCAAAGAAAAACTTTGGCGAAGATTGTCCGTTAGATACTTTTGTTCGGCAACTCTGGAAAGAGGGCACCGATGAAAGCAAGCGTATCGCTAAAAAGCTGACAGCGCGCCAACGTTTCTTTGCACCTGTTGTCGTTCGCGGAGAAGAGGATCAAGGGGTAAAGGTATGGGGCTTTGGCAAACGCGCCTATGAGCTTTTGTTGGGTCTCGTTCTAAATCCGGAGTATGGAGATATCAGTGATCCCGAAACGGGGATTGACTTGGTTCTGCACTATGCAAAGCCTGTTGGCGCATCTTTTCCGGAAACAAAGATTACGCCACGTCGTAAATCCTCTCCATTGCATGCGGAGCCCGAAAAGGCTGCGGAATGGATGGAAAATGTTCCTGATTTTGAAGAGCTTTTCGCCTCTTCCCGAAAAACCTCAGCAGAGGTTCAAGGGATTTTGAATGAATACTTAGATTCTGATGATGTCGTAAAAGAAGTTTCTTCGACGTCTAACGAGTCCGCGGTCGACCGCGCATTCAACGAGCTATTAAGCTAAAATAAAATAACCGCAGGGGGGCATGGGTCACAGATGCCCCACAATTTAATTCTGGTTGTCACCAAAAAGGAAATAAAAAATTGCTAACAATAAAAGCTATTGAGTGTCACGAATGTGGGGACACTGTTTATTCGAGAACCCACCAAGATTTTAGAGAATGCACATGCGGAAGCATTTCCGTTAATGGAGGGCTTCAGTATTTTAAGTATAATGCCCACCCATCCTCAGCTTTTAAAATTAAAAAAATACAAATTGATGCTAGCGTTGATGAGCTATATGAAGATTATACCACCATGAAGGATAGATTTGGATTAATTAGCACCCAACCTAGTATCGACCGATCCGCTATTGCAGCAAGGAGTTAGAATGGAAGAGGATATTTTACGGGGAGACCCACGTTTTAAAACGAAGCTAGAGGAGATTAAACAAAGATTCACGGGAAAAGGGGGAGGACCTGATGCTGAAACAGCGGTCAATGCCCACAAACAAGATTTAAAAGAGGGGTTTGTATATTTTTGGTCGGATAATAGTGACATTGCTACGTTGATTAAAAGAAGTTCTGCTTATATCTTAGAAATAAAAGATTGTGATGAAACGGTACGCTTCAAAATAGCCAAAAAAGGGTTCCGCAGTTGTTGCCACTCGTTCAAGCTTTCAAAGGAATAAGGATGTCATCCAAAAAACAATCTAACAAAGCTGGCAAACTCTCTATTGCCAACATGCGTAACCTGATAAACAAAAAAGCTGGTATAAATGTCGCACACAATCTTAACGAAGAAAGCCCCACAATTGTAAAGGATTGGATCCCTACTGGATCCCGCTGGCTAGATTCTATTGTTTGCCGCGGCCATTTAGCCGGTATACCCATGGGCAAAATTGTGGAAATTGCAGGCCTAGAGTCGACAGGGAAATCATATATGGCCGCTCAAATTGCTGCCAATGCTCAAAAGAAGGGGATTGACGTTGTATATTTTGATTCAGAATCAGCAATCGACCCTTCTTTTTTAGAGAAAGCAGGCTGCGATGTAGATAACTTACTTTATGTGCAAGCCACCTCTGTCGAATTTGTTTTGGAGACCATCCAAGACTTGTTAGTTTCTAATGAAAATCGAATGTTGTTTATTTGGGATTCGTTGGCACTTACGCCTGCCATTTCGGATGTCGAAGGAGATTTTAACCCTCTATCTTCGATGGCCGTGAAGGCCCGCATTTTAGCGAAAGGGATGTCCAAACTTACCGTTCCCATCGCCAATAGCCAATCTACTTTTCTTGTGCTTAATCAGCTTAAAACAAACATCACGCGCTCTCCTTCCGAGGCCTTGACAACCCCTTATATGACGCCGGGCGGCAAAGCTTTAATTTATGCCTATTCGTTGCGGATCTGGCTTACCGGACGAAAGGCAAAGTCTTCTTTTGTTGTGGATGAGAAAGGCTTTAGAGTAGGATCAGAAGTAAAAGTGAAATTAGAGAAATCTCGCTTTGGAACACAAGGCCGTCAATGCAATTTTAAAATATTATGGGGTGATGAAATTGGCATACAGGACGAGGAAAGCTGGCTCGATGCCATTAAAGGCTCTGAGTCTTTGAAGCAAGCAGGAGCGTGGTATGAACTGTGTTATGACAAAGACGATTGCGAAAAATTTCAAGCCGCCAAATGGAGAGAAAAACTTCAAAATGAGAAATTTAGGAAAAGAGTGTTGACAATCATGGATGAACAGGTTATAATGAAGTTCGATAAACGAATCGGAGACGCCGCCGAATTTTATGAAGAAGAATGAGTAGAAAAGAACCGCACCGCAAATTTAGACGCCGCCGTAAGCAAGGATCGGGCGTACGCAAAAAACGACGTAAAGCTAAGAAACATAAATAAAATGAAACGAGTAATGGTTATTGATGCCTTAAATCTATTTTTAAGGTCATATATTGTTAATCCCACCATCTCTAAAGATGGCGCCCCAATTGGAGGCACCGCTGGATTCCTAAAATCGTTGCAAAAGCTCTGCAGGGAAATAAGGCCAGATGATGTTGTAGTATGTTGGGATGGTCGAGGGGGCAGCCGCCGCCGCAAACAAAAAAATAAGAATTATAAAGAAGGGCGCGCCCCGATTCGCCTTAATCGAAATTTTAAAGTACTCTCCGAAGAACAAGAAAAAGAAAATAAAATTTGGCAAATGTATCGGGTCTTCGAGTACTTAAATAACTTTCCTGTAATTCAACTAGTCGCAGACGAGGTGGAGGCCGACGACCTCATCGCTTATGTATGTCAGTATTCCCAATACAAAGATTGGCAAAAAGTAATTGTCTCTAGCGATAAAGACTTTTTTCAATTGCTTGACGACACAACGGTCTTACATAGGCCGATCCAAAAAAAATATCTAAATAAACAAAATATCGTTACTGAATATGGAATTCATCCCGTTAATTTTGCACTTGCCCGGGCCATCGCAGGTGATCAATCAGACAATTTAAGTGGAGTTCCTGGTGTGGGGCTAAAGACCGTCTCGAAGAGGCTTCCCTTTTTTGCAGAAGAGAAGAGTGTCATGATCCCTCAATTAATAGAATTTTGTGAAAATCAAACCCACAGTATTAAAGCGTTTAAAGCGATCTGTGAATATGAAAAATTGATTAAAGAAAACTATTCTTTAATGCAGCTTTATACGGCCACCTTGTCGGCTCAAACTAAAGAGGTGGTGCGATGGACCATTGAACAATTTCAATATACTTTCAACAAAACACAAACGGATGTGATGATGGTGAAAGATGGAATCATTGACAACAGTTGGATTGATTTGATTGCTTCGTTTAAACGCATGCGAAAAAATCAAACATAAAATATGGCTGCCTCTTTAATGGTTAAGTGTCCCGACTGCGAGACGTCTTTTAGATATCAAGATTTTCGGGAAGAGGGATGTGGTGCCGCCTGTGGCTGCCAAAACTTAGAAATTATTGTTAAAAGAAAATACAACAGTCATTA